AAGGTGGGTGTGATATTAAATGGTTAACAGAGGACTAAGCAGATTAAAATATAATTCGTATATTACAGTATAATAAGAAAATAAAAATAAAGGTTATGAAAAATGCAATTAAGAGTACAATTAAAAGAGGTCGCCCAGTTAATCCAACTTCAGAAAGACAAATCCGTTTAAAGGAGTTAGATGCAAAGCGTAAAATGGGATTATTGAAGAGAGGACGCCCTGTAGATCCAACTTCAGAAAGACAAGTTCGTTTGAAGGAGTTAGATGCAAAACGTAAGAATGGTGAACTTAAAAGAGGACGCCCTTCAAATCCAAATTCAGCTCGTCAAATTAGATTAGCAGAGTTAGCAGCTAAAATGAAAGCCAATGGTGGTAAAATGCCTCTAGGACGTCCTAAATCAACTAAACTAAGTATCGAAAAGTTAGATATTAAATTAGTGGATGGAAGTACACTTGGGATAATTGCTGTGTAATTAATTTACTAAGGGAATTGTAGGGTTGAGATAGTGTTCGTATATTACACCATAATAAAAAGATAAAGGTTATGAAGGATCATTTTAATAGTGCAGTAGAAAAGTTTGAATTCACCGTTGATTTAGGTGGGTGGAGAGGAAAAAAAGTATTTGAATTCACCCCTTCACAAGGGAAATATGATGATGGTCATGTGAGTGAAGGAATTTTGTTTGGTGATGGTATGAATGTTAAATCAATAACTAATAATGGATTGATGTTGTATTCATTTGATATTTTAGGTAATAAAATTACTGGTAAAATTAAATTTAAAGATGTTGAGTTAGGTAACACATTAGATGTGTAACCAACTCATTACTCTTGTAGTTATCCATTCGTACGCACATATTATATTATAAAGTGGTACGTGGTAAGTTATGTGGTGGTACGCACGTATATAGTACTAATATATCATATATCCCCGCGCGCGCCGATATCAATATATGCGTGGTGTGGTAGTGGTGTTGGGTTAGGGCAACTCTCATCTCAAACACAATCCTTCCAAATCGATTAATATATACCTATATATAACCCAAATTCAATAAATTACTTTCTCAAAACCACCAAAGGATTAAAAACCCAAAATTCTCCAAAAAGAGGACCCCAAAAATTTCCTCACCATCGACAAAATATATACTTACTCACTAGAGCAACCCAAAAAAACTTGGAATTCGCAATATTTGTTCGTATATTCGATCATAATTAAAAAAATAAAGGTTATGTCAAATAAAGAAAATATTGAGAAGATTGAAAAAGAAATTACTATTATAAACAAAACACTTATAGTATTCCTAATAGCAGGGATTGTTGAATTAATTCTTACAATTATGGGGTATATTAGATTTGATTTCCTATCCTTGGGAATTATGTTAGCATGTTTTTTCATGTTTGTTAAATATGTTAAAAAAAGAAATGTAAAAGATGTTATGGTAAGAATATATGACATCATGGAACTTACAGAAGAAGAATACCAAGAAAAATATGAAAATGAATAAAAAATAAAGTTTATGAATAATTCAAAACAAAAAACAAAACGGTTAAAGAGAAATACTCTTCTACTATTGATTACTTCAACTATTAATGTAGTATTAGCAACATTAATAGCCCTTAAGGTTATTCCTTACCAGGCAACAATTGGTTTTATCCCAATGTATTTCTACATGGGTGTATTAACCCACAAAGTTTTTAAATCTAAATAATAAACAATCATGACAAAAAAGACAATGTACCGCAGACTCGTTAAAGAGGATGGGACTAGAGCAGTAACCTTTGATGGTAAACTACATAATTGGGAAGGCCCAGCTTTAATTCCAGAAGGAAATGAAAAAAATGCAGAATACTATCTTTACGGTATTCAGTATAGTAAAGAAGAATGGAGAGCAGCAATTAGTGACCACACAGGTCTACCTTGGTATAAAATTCCAGGGATAACCGTAAGATTTTAAGATTATGAAATTATATAATACTAACTTAGAGCATAGTCTGTTAGAAATCATACAACTTGACTCTAATCGAATCACAATGGAAAACAACACCATACAAATCATCCACCAGGTTAGCCCCTTAAAGATGTCTACCTTTAAATATATTAATCCTCAAAGTTGTTTTAATGATTACACGTTAATCAAATTACTCAACCGTAAACTTAAAATGTAATGATTTTCTCACGTATTACGTCCAAACAAGCAGAAAAGTATGTTCCCTACGATGAAGATTTTAATAATCTTCCCCCAACCCACTATACTTTTACCCCATCCCAAGATCCTAAGTACCCAGGCTCCGAAGGTTGGGAGATAGTAACTTACTATACTGGTAGAGAAGTTAATCTTTACTCCAATCGTGAGGGGGAAGGTGATTCGTGGGTTTACGCTATGTCTAGCCCTGCTAATCCTGGGATGTTAAAAATTGGCTATACCGCAAAAGAACTTGAAGTTAGAAGAAGACAACTATCTCGGGGTACTGGGGTTCCTGAAGAATTTGAAGTTGAATTTGGATTTTGGTGTTTTAATGCTGAAGCTTGTGAGTATGAGGTGCATAGAGCTTTAAAGAGTTGTAGAGTAAATAATAAAAAAGAGTTTTTTAGAATAAGCCTTTACGAAGCTATAAAGGTTATTGAAAAAATTGGAGAAAAATATAAGTAAAATATTTATTATGGAGAAAGTATATGTAGTTTTTGGCTTACAAGATAAGGATTTTATCAATAATATTTACCTTTTTGGTAGTTTGGAATTTGGAACTTCCTATGGTAATCTAATATTAGAGCCTATTGAAGAATTTTCCTCTAAAGAGAATGCGGAGGAGTGGGTGAAATCTAAAAATATGGATTATTTTTTGGAATTTGAGGGGGTAGTTATTTTAGAGGTCTTTAGATAATACAAGTATATACGTATGTAAGGAGGGGTGGGGGTGCTTGGAAAACAGTTATTAGCTAATTTTTAAAACTTTTATTTATTATGGATTATAAAACACAACTAGATGATTTGAAAGTTGAATATCTCGTTAATAGTAATTATCTTGATGAGGTTTGGAGATATCATCCTTCTAACCCTAATTTTGTTAATCCTATAAAAAAACATAAAGAAATTAAGGATAGAATTGATGAGTTAGAGCGTAAAATCAATATTTTAGAGCGTAAAGACAATTCATTAAATTAAAAACCACCACCTTATGAATTTAGATAAGTTTTATCAAAGTTTCCATGATCAAAATGGTGACTATTCGGATGAAGAGTTGAAGATTTTAGAGATAAAATCCACCCCTAGGTATAAATTTGGGATGTTTATTAAGATAGTTATTAATGGGAAAAATTTTAATAAACATTTATTGAAGTTTTTTAAGGGTGATGATGGAGAAGATGTGGAAAGAGGGGGATTATTTCTAATATATGCTAGAGCCTGGTATTGGATTATGGATTTTGATTTAAATGATGAGGATTGGGTTGATTCTATAACTCACTATGATTTTGATGAAGCTTTATTGGCCTTAAAATTATGTATTAAATATTTTGAGAGTGTGGAGGATTATGAAAAGTGTACACATTTGTTTTCTATTGAGAAGCTTTTAAAAAATACTTGATTCCCCAAAGAATTCTATATAACTTCACCACGTACGTAAGTAAATAAAATATAAAAAACATGAAAAATAAAGATTTATCATTAAGAAGAATTGTAAGTTTAAATAGTAAAATAAGCCGATTAAGAGCAGAATTATCAAGAAGAAACATAGATGAAAGTTTAAAAATTGTATTAGAACTAAAAGAACTACTAGAGGATCTAAACTCTATCATTGAAAGAGAATATTAATAGTTAACAAATAAATAATAAACAAGTTATGAATTTAACACCTGAACAAATCCAGGCTAATTGGGATTCCTTTATGAAAAATATTGAGGAATACATTACTGGTGATCGTAAGAAAAAATTAATTGATTTTTATAAAAAATATGAGGAGCGTATTATTTTAATGCCTGCTTCCCATAAGAAAGAATATCACAATGCATTTCCAGGGGGATATGTTGAACACGTTAATCGTGTTGTTGAAGCATCACTTAAAATTTATGATGTATGGTGTGAATTTGAAATGGATAGATCTACATTTACTGTTGAAGAATTAGTATTCTCAGCTATTAATCATGATTTAGGTAAAATGGGTGATTCGGAGCATGAATCTTACATCCCTCAGACTGATAAATGGAGAAGAGATAAATTAGGTGAAGAATACATGCATAATAAAGCTATTGCATTTGCAGCTGTCCCCGATAGAGGATTATTTCTACTCCAGGAACATGGTGTTAAATACACATTTAATGAAATGGTGGGTATTCAAACCCATGATGGTTTATATGACCCAGCAAATGAAAAGTATCTAAAATCATTTATGCCAGAAACAAAACCACGAACTTCACTACCCTTTATACTACACCAAGCAGATATGATGGCTGCCCGTGTTGAGTTTGAACGTGAATGGTTACCAAAGTTAAGAAAAGAAAAAAATTCCGGGGATAAGCAAAGTGGGAATTATATATTGGGGAATACAACTAAGAAAATCCCAATGAAGGATAAAGCTTTAAAAAGTGTCCAAAGTGAAGGACTTAAAAATTTATTAGATAAAATATGATTGTTGTAATATGCATATTAGGAGGTTTAGTTTTGGGTCTTACATTCACCACCCTAAATCTCCTAAAGAAAAATGAAAAACAAGAAGATATCCTAATGGGGTATCTTCGATATTTAGATAAACTTTCTCATATAATTGAATTCATCGATGGAAAACTTAAAGAAATAGACCATAAAGGTTCCTTTGAGGCGGATGATGAAATTGGTTTCTTTTTTGAGGAAATACAAAACATTCAAAAAGTTTTGAATGAATTCAAGATTAAGAATCTTGAAAAATAACCATCTACCTTATGCCCCCTAAATCTAAAATCAACAGAAATTACTTTACCCAAGAGACTGAAGATGCTATTCTGCTCTATAATAAAACAGATTCATCCAGCCAAAGGAGTAAAATATATTCAAAAGATATACATTATCCATTTTTTAAACTTACCCAAAATATAATCCACACCTTTAAGTTCTACAATACTGATGTAGAAGACTTAGAGCATCTGCAACATGAGATTATAGTTTTTCTTTTAGGGAAAATGAATCTATATCACCATAGTAAGAGTATTGAGGATAGATTAACTAAGATAATCAATAAAAAGTATAGTAATGTTTCATATGAAGATTATCTCCTTTCCCCAAATCCAGACCCAAACATTGAAGAAAAACCCATTTTAACCCAAGAGGAATTTCTCCAAGATAAACGAATTTCTTCAAACTACCCCCTCCACCACCCCAAATCTTTCCTAGAATACACAAACAATTCAGATAAGATAACACACCAACAAATTAAAGACTTTATAGAACCTTATTTTAGTAAGGTGTGTGTTGATTGTAAAAAAGAATTAAAGAGGTTAACCCCACCAAAAGCATTTTCATACTTTGGTACCATAGTTAAAAGATGGTTAATTAACTATAGTAAGAAAAACTATAATAAAAAAATTTCCTCCTCCCCCATAGAAGATCTACATCATTCCCTAGATTTTTCATATGATTTAGATTCATTAAACCCAAACCAAGATCAACTTTCTAACTTTTTAGATGACTTTGTTGATTATGTGGATATTAACCTTTACAGCTACTTCCCAAAATCTAAAGATGCTCAAGTAGCTGACGCTGTTTTAGAATTGTTTAGAAAGAGAGAATCTATAGAAGTATTCAATAAAAAAGCACTTTATATCTATATAAGAGAACAAGGAGATTTTAAAACCCAAAAAATAACTAAGGTATCTAATTCCCTTTTTGATATCTATAGAGAAAAATATACTTTCTATTTAGAAAATGGTTTCGTAGATTTTGGAGACATCTAGAGGATATATTTATAACCAAAACTATATCATGAGTAATCTAGATAAAAACATATTTGGGAAGAAAAAATTTTCATCCTTATTTCAAGAGATATATGATAACCAAAAGAAAAAAGAAGGACAAATTTCATCTCTTATCCAAGAATTAAAACCCCTAATTTCAGATATAGGAGATGCTACTCTTATAGTTCCTTTAATTAAAGAATATATGGAACTTGGAATTAAAAATGATGAGCAACTTATTAAGATGGCTACAATTATTCAAAGAGCCCTTAATACCGGAAAAGAATTAGAAGAAGATTTTGGATTATCAGAAGATGAGAAAAAACAATTATTCAAAGAGATAGAAAATTTTAATACCAAACCACCTAAAAAACTACGATGATAAATAGACAGGGTTTAGCCGGAGCTATTAGAAATCTCCAACCAAGTTTAGGAAAGCAATCCAATAAATCAAAAGTTACTAGTTTTGGTAGGGTTAAGGACATTGTTTTAGATGAAAACCATCCTAAATTTTCTGAATATGGACAATGGAATGGTTTGGGTACTATCATTGTTGAAGTCTTTGACAAATCAAACCCAGGTATTGAAAAAATAGCAAAACCCTATTCACCCCAATCAAAAAGTTTACCTATAATAAACGAAGTAGTTCAACTATTTCTTCTCCCCATTCCTACAGATGGAATTGATTTAAGAGAAGATTATTACTATTTACCCTCTTATAATGTTTGGAATAGCCCCCACCACAATGCCCTTCCAAATCCAAGAAAAAATAACCTCCCTCCTTCACAACAGTTAGATTATCAACAAACTGAAGGTGGTTTAGTTAGAAGAGTAACAGATGGCTCTACTGAAATTGATTTAAATAGCCCCACTAACCCTAGTCAAAATACATTCGTTGAAAAACCTAACATCCACCCTCTTCTTCCTTTTGCAGGGGATGTTATGTATGAAGGTAGATGGGGTAACAGTTTGAGATTGGGATCAACAGCTAAATCTAACAGTGAATATAAAAATGATTGGTCAGTATCAGGTAAAAATGGTGATCCTATTGTAATTTTAAGAAATGGACAACCAATCAATTCTTCTGAAGAAGGTTGGGTACCAATTACAGAAGATATAAATCAAGATTTATCTTCTATATACCTAACTTCCACACAGACCCTACCTGTGGATGATAATACCAAAGACAAATTCACCCCTTTCAATACCTTAGGCAGAGCCATTATTTTAGACCAATACTCAGACCCCCAAATTTTTCTAAACACAGATAGAATTGTATTAAATGCTAAAAATGATAGTGTATTAATAGGATCTAAAAAGGGAATAAATCTTTCTACTGAAGAGTACATAAACGTTAAATCACGTAATCTTTTTATAGATGCCCAAAATGTAAAATTAGGTAATGAAGATGCAACTGAATCTCTTCTTTTAGGAGATAAAACAGCAGATTTATTATCCCGTTTAATTACACAACTTACCTCAATTTGTAATGTTTTATTAACAGATCAAACCTATATTGGAGGAACCCCAGCCCCAAATGCTCCAATGTTAGAGGCAGCTACAGAAGCAATTTCAGTTTTAGGTGAATTACAGTCTCAATTACCCAATATAAAATCTAAAGTAAGTAAAACAATATAAATGGAATACACAACTAAAGGTATAGTAGTTGATATGTCTCAACATGCACTTAAAGGAGTACAGGTTGAAGATGGTGTTAATATTGTTTTTACAAATACAAAGGGAGAATTTTCTATAGATGGAGATTGGGATGAAAAATCCTCTCTAAANTTAACTTTTAGTTTAAANGNTTATAATAATAAGACAAAACGTATTACAACTTTAACAAACANTGTTAAAGAAGATATAGGTGTAGTAGAATTAAAAACCACAAAAGATAATAAAACCCAAAATCAAAAAGAATTAGAAAANTTAAATGCCGATTCATTAAAATCGAAACTAAAATCATCATCTGATACTNTAGCTATAACCAGTATAAATAATTTAGCAGGTACTATAACACGTACTTCTCTCCCAGTTATATTTGATTTATTATCACAGTTTGGAATAAATTCACCCCTAGAAAACCCAAACCCAACTCAAGGAATATCCTGCCCTCCCTCAGAAATATTAAAAGCTATAGTTGAAAAAAGAAACAAGTTATCAACACAATTAAATAACATATATCTATCGGCTAGTAATACTTTAAAGACTGTTGAGGGGTTAGAAAATGTAGTAAGTATATTTGAAAGTCTATTTTCTACTTTAAAATTACTACCAATCCCAACATTACCACCTGGTATCCCTTCAATCGTCCCACAAATACAAGACCTAAAAAATCAATTTTTATCTCCTAATATATCAAAACTTGCAGGTTTAACCACCGGTTTAACATTAAGTTTATCTACTTTAGTAGAAAGATTACAACAAATGTTGAATTTGTTAAACTCATTAGATTCCCAAATTCAAAATTGTAGTGAGGGAGATGATGATGAGTTAGTTGAAATAAATGAGGTTTTGCTAGAATTAAATTCCCAACAAACCTCACAAACCTCACAAACACCCCAATCAGACCAACAACAAAATCTAAATGTTAATGGGTTTAATTTTGATGTTGAAACAGAACCCACTACTAATAATCTTAAACGAACACGAGCTATCGCTAAAAACGCCCAAGGTGTTGTAATACTCCGGGGAGAATATTCGTTTAGCGCCTCAAATCAAATATTAATCAACGAGCTTGTATTTTATATACAAGTTAATGATTTAAAAGCTGACTAATTAAATATTTATAATCAATATGAAAACAAGTGCCTTTAAAACAATTATCAAAGAAGCAGTAAAAGAAGTATTTCAAGAAGAATTAAAAGAAATTCTTTTGGAAGCAGTTAAGTCTCCTAAACAACAGATTGTTACAGAACATTCTATTCCCCAAGTCGACCTTTCATCAAAACCTTCGGAAAATAGGGGAGACAATAGACAAAAATATATGGATGTTCTAAACGGCATGACTATGACAAGTCAAGATGCTAAACCTATGTTCAACCCTTCACCTTCTACAGATACAATAAATGGAAGTCTTCCTAATGGAGAAGTTGGGATGGATCAAATTATGAATTTAATGAATGCTAAATAATGGCTTTTAACCAACAGCAAATATTCCCTATAGATTTAAATAACAGTGCTGCTGTTGGTATTGATCTTCCTTTTAATGGTCCTGCTGTTTTTAAGTCAAATTATCAAACTAAAGATTCTATAAAGTATAATTTAATAAACTTTTTCTTAACTAATACTGGAGAAAGACCATTAAACCCAAGTTTTGGTGGTGGTATAAGAAGCTTTATTTTTGAAAAAATAACTAATGACGATATTGAATTCTTATTAGAAGATATATCTAGTAAAGTAAGTACTTATTTCCCAAACATTCAGGTAGAAGATTTGAATGTTTCAAGAAATGAAGATAATAATGAAATAATAGTAAATTTTACTTATAAGGTTGTAAACACTAATATACAAGACGAAATTAACATATCATTCACATAATGGCTACTATCAAACGTGATGTAAAATATTTAAATAGAGATTTTTCCGATTTTAGAAATCGGTTAATTGAATTTTCTAAAACTTACTTCCCAAATACATACAATGACTTTTCAGCAGCATCCCCTGGGATGATGTTTATGGAACAATCATCTTATGTAGGGGATGTTTTAAGTTTTTATTTAGATAACCAATTCCAAGAAAACTTTATCCAATTTGCTCAACAAACAAATAATGTTTATGAGCTAGCATATATGCTCGGATATAAACCCAAAATTACAGGAGTAGCACAAGCTACTATTGACTTTTACCAACAACTTCCTGCTAAAACTGTGGATGGTGTGGTAATACCTGATTATGATTATGCCTTAACAATAAATGAAAATACAGTAGTTACTTCTGTAGCAGGTGGAAACACACCATTTTTATTACAAGATAAGATAGATTTTTCATTTTCATCATCACAAGACCCAACAGAATTATCTATATATCAAATTTCCGGAGATTCACCTCAATATTATCTTTTAAAGAAAAGTAGAAAAACTATTTCTTCTAAAATTAATACTCAAACTTTTACCTTTAATTCTCCTGAAAATTTTACAACAATTGAAATAAATAACTCTAATATAGTTAAAATATTAGATATCACAGATTCAGATGGTAACATATGGTATGAGGTAGATCATTTAGGTCAAGAAATGGTTTATAAAAAAATTAAAAACACTAATGTTAACGATCCTAACAATGTATTAGATTCTGGAGAGGTTCCTTATCTTTTAAGCCTAGAAAAAATCCAACGAAGATT